CACCCCGGCGAGTGGCACTCTGCCCCTCTCAGCCATAAAATTTTTTGCTGTATTTCCATACAGTGTTCGGGTTATAATCCTGACTTTACAACCCGAAAGTGTGGATTATGGCTAATTCAAGGCTTGGCGCATGGGCTAGTGCGGTAAAGAGTAGGGACGGCAAGTGTCTGGATTGTGGTTCGGTAGATGATCTTCACGCCCACCACATCAAGCCAAAGTCAGCCTACCCGGAATTGATATTCGACGTATCGAACGGCCGGACGCTTTGCTATCGGTGCCACAAGGCCGAGCACGAGCGTAATAGACCTGTACGGGTCAGGTCGAACCAGCCGCAGAGGCGGACACTGAAACGGCAGATTGAGCAGTTAAGTGAAGAGTTGAGCCTCGCCCGCAACAGGATTCGCGAGCTTTCGAAGTTTAAGAGTACTCCAGAAGTTACCCGAGAACAGTTGGGCAGATTGCTCAATCACGACCCCGAACTACTTGAGCGGGTCAGGGCTTCAATTTTACGAACCACCGCACAAAGGAGTTTATGAGCTGGCGCTGTTGGTTCCGGCATGACTGGCAGGAGCGGCTGTTTGGTTGGGGTCGTGTCTGGCACTGTGGTAGGTGCCGGAAGTTGAAGCATGATTAGCGGAATCTACCGAATCACGAACACAGTGAACGGGAAGATATACATCGGTAGTGCGATGAATTTTGCGACCAGATGGCGTGAGCATAGGCGGGTTTTTTTACGCCCATGTTAATCCCGCACAAAGGCATGAAGTATCTGCTGTTCCAGAAAGCGGCGGGTCTTTTAAGGCCGTGTGATGTCTTGTTGGATGTGGGGTGTGGTTTAAGACCTCAAACGATGGTCAAGAGTAAGCGCCACGTCTGTTTAGAGCCTCATGGCGAGTATGCGGACGCCTTGGTAGCCCAAGGGTATGAGGTGATCCGTGAGAAGGCTCCAGAGGGGCTTATAAAGGCCGACATCATCATGGCTCTGGACGTAATAGAGCACATGGAAAAAGAGGACGGTTTGAAGTTTATCGACCGTTGCATGGAACTTGGGAAACAGGTGGTGATTTTCACCCCGTTGGGTTTCATGCCGCAGGAAGAGACTGGTCCTGTAGACGGCTGGGGTTTGCAGGGTCAGGAGTGGCAAAGACACAGAAGTGGCTGGTTACCAGAAGAGTTCCCCGGCTGGACCCATTTTATAGACACTGACTTTCACAAGGGGCAGGGCGCGTTTTTCGCTATTTATGATTTCACTGATTCTCCCGTATTGGGATAGGCAAGAGGCCACAGATGCCTCTTTGTGTCTGATGGCGAAGCACTACATGGACTTGGATCTGGAAATCATCATAGTCGATGACGGGAGTCCGGTTCCGTATGACAAGCCCACTCTTTTACCTCTTGAGATTCATGTGATACGGCTTCCGTTTAAGACGACGCCTCGGAATCCATGCACCCCTTACAACTATGGAGTTTCAAGGGCCAGAGGTGAGTACATAGCCCTGTCAAACCCGGAGATTCTGCACAAGACTCCTGTTCTGGAAGAGATGAAAGCGTTCATTACTGACAGTAACACATACGTTACTGCCTCGGCGTGGTGTGAAGAACAAGAGCGATGGCACTGTCACTCGACAAAGGTAATGTCCAACGACAATGACGTTGGTGGGTTCATACCCCAAGGTGCCCACTATCATTTTATGTCCATGATGACAAAAAGCCTGTGGGACAGGACCGGGGGATTCGATGAGGATTATAGGCTCGGCGCTGGTTATGATGACCCTGATTTTGTTCTCCGTTTACATCGTGCAGGCGCTCGTTTTGTTCATCGGGATGATCTTGTCGTAGAGCATGTTAGAGCTGGAGCTAGGGCTAAGTGGCCCGCCGAAGGGTTTAAGCGCAACCGGGAACTGTTTATGTCGAAGTGGGCATGAAACTAACTCCCGAGCAGGAAAAACTATTCGAGACTTGGTATTTAGACCCAGACAAATTCTGTAGAGATATGTGGCCGCACCACACCGAACAACCCGAGGTGTGGCAGACCGAAGCTTCAAGACTTGTAGCAAACAACGACCGGGTTTCTATCCGTTCTGGTCACGGTGTTGGTAAAACCTGCTGGCTGGCTAGAACGATTATCTGGTGGGGTCTGACCAGAAACCCCTGGAAGATAGGATGTACTGCTCCCTCAAGTGGTCAGATGTTCGATGCTTTGTGGTCGGAGTTAGCCCAATGGCATCAGAAGATGCCTCCCGAGTTCAGGGGCTTTTTCGAGTGGAAAGCCGAAAGGTTTGAGTGGGTCGGGTCTGGGGCTGTTAGTTATGCGGTAGCGAAAACGGCCCGAAGGGAGACCCCCGAAGCTCTTGCAGGACTCCACTCTAAAAACATGCTTTTCATCATTGATGAAGCGTCGGGTGTTGACGACATCATCTTTGAGACCGCTCGTGGAGCGATGTCCACGAAAAATGCAAAAACGATCATGACTGGAAACCCCACAAGGTTGTCCGGTTACTTCTACGACTCGTTTCACAAGAACGCCCCTTACTGGAAGAACATGCGTGTGGCCGCGCATGAATCTACTCGCTGTAACTTGGCTGAGTTGGCCCAGTGGGAAGAGGAATACGGCAAAGACAGCAACTTCTATCGTGTAAGAGCTTTAGGAGAATTCCCCGATGCTGAAGACGGCACAATCATCCCGTTGTATCTGGTCGATGCGGCTGCGAAAAGAGATGTCGAACCTGTCCCGTCTGAAGAAGTCTGGGGCCTGGACGTATCGGGAGCCGGTTCAGATCAGTGCGCTCTTGCGAAACGCAAAGGGAACATCCTCATCGAGCCGATTAAGGTTTGGAGAAGTGATGACACGATGGTTTCGGTCGGTAAGGTCATGGCTGAGTTCCGTGAAGCCAAGAATAAGCCTGTCCAAATCAACGTCGATTCCAACGGAATCGGAGCGGGTGTTGCACATCGCTTGGCGGAACAGGGAATACCAGTTCATTGCGTTAACGTTTCAGAATCGCATTCCAGTAACGACCGTTACCTACGCCTCAGAGATGAAATGTGGGAACGAGCAAGAGAGTGGTTCTACAACCGCGACGTAAAGATTCCCGACGACCCTCACTTCATTGGTGAGATTACCAGAGTCAAGTGGGGTCTTACTTCCAACGGAAAAATGAAGGCCATGTCGAAGTATGACATGAAGTTAGCCCCTCCCAGGGGTTTAGGGAAAAGCCCAGATAGGTCAGAGGCGTTTTGCTTCACGTTCATGGGCGTTGGAAACATAGTTCAGAAGTTGAAGAAAACCGCCTATCCCAATTTGGGACTGGCATAGGAGAAATCATGTTTGGTCGCAAAACTAAGAGTTCTAACGACAAGTTCCTAATCGCCGCATCACGCGACAAGATGGGAAGTCGCCCGACGGCTAATCCGCCGATGGCGAAGAAAACATCCAGGGCGGTTCAGAGCAATCTGCACCCTGCCAGCCCTCGTCAGCACCTCGGCAAAATCGGCACGCCTAAAAAGAATCTCAAATGAGTCTGTGGGCTGACGCAAGGATTAAGGAACTGCTGGCTAGGGTTGATGCGCTGGAAAAGCGCCTAGATGAGCCGGAGGAAGAAGACAACCGAACCTCTATGTATCTGGAGGAGCTTATTCACGATTATACGAAGAAATTCGGCAAGCCTCCGCATCACAGGATGAAGCTGGAAACTATTGAGGAAGCACTCAAATAATGAAAGAAATAGACCTCGTAGCAATCATTGAAGACGAGGTCAGCCATTCAATTGGCGGCGGTTCGTCTGGGGGCGGGCTAACTAGCGGCCACAGTAAACAGCTTGCAACTGAAAGAGCGATGGAGTTGGACTATTACAACTCCCAGCCCTTCGGTAACGAGCGCGAAGGTGAGTCTCAGGTAGTTTCCTCGGATGTGTTTGATGCCATCGAGGGGATGCTTCCGCACCTTCTAAAGACCTTCACCGCATCGGATGACGCGGTTGAGTTTGAGCCGGTAGGTGCTGAAGACGAGGAAGCTGCAAAACAGAGAACGGATGCCTGCAATCACGTTTTCTACAAGCAGAATAACGGCTTTCTCATAGCGTACACGTGGTTTAAGACCGCGCTGATGCAGAAGAACGGAGTAGTTAAATACTACTGGGACGATAAAACAGACATCTCGGAAGACGAATACGAGGGTCTGACCGAGGGCGAATACCTCACTCTTAAACAGGATGAGGACGTTGAGGTTCTGGAGTTCAGCAACTACGACGACCCCTCCGCTTTGGAGCAAAAGCAGCAGATGTTGCAGCGGCTTGATTCTGCCCCGCCAGAGATGGCGCAGCAAGTTCCGGTTCTGCGGCAGCAGATTGAGATGCAGCCCGTTCCGCAACTCTACGACTGCAAGATCAAGAGAACAAAAGACGTTTCCCAGATTCGTATTGAGGCGATCCCCCCCGAAGAGTTCGGTATTTCTGCCAAGCACAACGTAGTGTCGATTCAGGACACTCCTTTTTGCTACCACGAACGCAAACTGACCGAATCCCTGCTTCGCCAGATGGGTTGTCCTGAAGATGTTCTGGAAGAGGCTGGTGGAGACGACTACAGCACCTCAAAACCGGAAGTCCTTGCGCGTAATCGCTTCATTGACGAGATTGAAGACGTCGAACCCAGGGACGACACGCAGAAAGAACACATCGTTAGAGATGGTTTTATCCGCGTTGACTACGACGGAGACGGAATAGCAGAGCTTCGTCATTTCATCACCGTAGGGCGTCAGGTTTGGATTAACGAACCCGCCTCACACATCAATTTCGCCGCTATTACCCCCATCATCATGCCGTTCCGATGGATTGGTAAGTCTGTCGCTGAAATCACGATGGACTTCCAGTTCATCAACTCTGTCCTTATGCGGCAGGTGTTGAACAACCTCTACCTGACAAACAACCCGCAGAAGGTTGTCTTGGGTAGTGCTGGGGGTCAGGTTCAAGCCGACCTCGACAGGTTAATGACCTCCCGCGTGGGGGGAATTCTCGTTGAATACACTCCTAACGCTATTCGGAATCAGGAAGTGCCGTTCGCAGCCGCTGCGACGATGCCGATTATCGAGTACTTCGAGGGCAAGAAAGAACAGCGGACAGGTAACACGCGCTACAACCAGGGTACTGATGCTGACAGCCTGAACAAAACGGCTCGCGGCATCTCGATGATTCAGTCTGCCGCTCAGCAGAAGATTGACCTGATAGCACGGATTTTTGCCGAGACTGGTTTCAAAGACCTGTTCCGTGGAATAGCTTACCTACTCTCGAAATACTCCAGCAAGAAGATGATGCTGAAGCTCCGTGGGAAGTGGGTTGATATTGACCCCCGCGAGTGGAAGAACCAGATGGACATGACGGTAAACGTCGGTCTGGGCACTGGGAACAAAGACGCTCAGTTAGTCCACCTCGTCAAGATGCACGAAGTTCAGTTGAAGCTAATGGAGACTGGGCGAGGTTATTTAGTGACCGATGCGAACGTCTACAACCTCTCCAAGAAGATGGCCGAGAACATGGGCTTTAAACACCCCGAGATGTTCATTTCCGATCCTGCCAGCGTTCAGAAGCCGCCTCCGCAGCCGCCTATTGAGATGCTGAAACTCCAGCAAGCGGATGCCGAAGTGAAGCAGAAGATTGGTTCAACTGAAAAGATACGCCAGTTCGATGCTCAGACGACCAAGGAAGTCGAGCAGATGAAGTTGCAGACTCAGATGGCTATTGCCGCCAAGCAGGAAGAGACAAAGGTAACTATCGCCAAGTTGCAGATAGACGCCGACGCTCGTATTGAAGTCTTCAAAGCAAACAACGCGTTGAAAGACGAGGCTGACGCTCTCAATCAGGAGCGTTCGGGACTTGCGCAGGAAAAACTTGAGTTGCAGGTTGATAAAGAACTGCACTCGATACAGAAGCAAGTGGCTACGGAGTCCCTGCAAAACAAGGACAAGGCTATTTCTGACAAAGCCGCTGCCGAAACCAAGCAGACGCAGGACGTTTCGACTTCGATAGAGCCGATTGCGAGCGCGGTTAAAGAACTGGCCCCAGAGGTTAAGAAGATTGCGAAACAGCAGGAGCAGCTTGCTTCTATCGTGGTTTCTCTCAAAGACGAGCAGGACAAGGCTTCAAAAGAGAAGAAGAAGCCGCGAGTTTATGACGTTAAGAAATCCGACTCCGGCTACCAGATAACGAGTAAATAAGGAAAAGATATGGCTATTGCATACGAAGCAGCAACCCTCCGCACCGCAATGATGGACGCGATTACGACTCGGGCTGGTAACGCCGCCCTCCTGCGTATCTATGACGGCTCCCGACCGGCCACGGGCGGCACAGCGACGACTTTGCTTGCAGAGTTGACCTGTGGCACCCCCTTTGCGGCCGGTGCGTCTAGCGGCGTTCTGACGCTTGGCTCGATCACTCAGGATTCGAGTGCTAATGCGACCGGAACGGCTACATGGTTCCGAATTGTAAAGGCTGACGGCACGACTCATGTTATGGACGGCAGCGTAGGGACTTCTGGAAGTGATTTGAACCTGACTACGACTTCAATTGTCGCTACGCAGCCGGTAAGCGTTACTAGCTTTGTGCTCACCGAAGGAAATCCTTAGATTGTGCTCGATTGGCTGATAGCGCGGTTGTGCAAGCCTGGGTCAACCGTTTGGGGAAATTGCTACTTAGCCGTCTTACTCTACTGGCGGTATGGCGGGCATCTGATTATCACGAAATCCGTCGGGCATCCGGCTATCCCGCATGTGGCATGGACGGACCAACTGCCGCCTACCCCGGTATTGCACTTACTGCCGACTAAACGACGCTACGGATGGCGGGCGATATTCTGCTCACCCCTTTTTAGGGGCAAATGGACTCGACAGACAATAGGAAAATAACATGGCACTTACTAGCCAACAACTTCAAACACTCAAGACCGACATCAACGCGAATACCGCCTCATATCCTGGGGCTATTGCACAGCGGGACGGCAACACTATCGCGGCATTTTATAATGCAGCCGCCAGCCCCGCCTTCACGGTCTGGAAGTCTATGGTATCTATTAACCTGATTGGCAAGTCGTTTGATAATGCGGAATTGGCGGGATTGACGACCGCGAATCAGGGGCGCTTGCAAACGCTCGCCATGTATCTTGCGGGCGGTGTTGATCCATCGCAGGCTACCAATCGAGCATTCTTCGACGACATTTTCTCTGGTGCTGGCGGAACGAACACGCGGGCGAAGTTGCTTACCCTGTGGAAGCGGCTGTCTACTCGCGGCGAAAAGCTGTTCGCTTCCGGCACAGGTTCCGATGCAGTTCCGGCCACTTTGGTAGTTGAGGGCAACCTTACGGGTCAGAACATCCTTGATGCACTGGATTCGTAATGACTACAGATAACATCGCCTACGGCACTTACACCGCAATGACGGTGACTAATTTACAGTCACTAGCCAACGATGCGACGGACGTATTTGCCGGATGGCAGTCTGCAAGGGTTAGCAACGTATCGACCTTGGCTGATGACTACGAAATCATCATAGACCTGTCTACGGCCAACACCGCGCCCGCGAACGATTCCGCTGCGTATGCCTACCTTGTGCCGTGGGTAACAACTGACGGCGGAACGACTTGGATAACTGGCGGAAACTTCGGCACGACGACCTTGCCAAGCGGATCAGAAGGCACCGCGAACATGAGCGACCCCAACAGCATGAAGGGGCCGATTGCCATACCTTACAAGATCGCACAGCAACGGTTAGAGGGTTATTTCAACGTGGCGACGTTGTGTGGCGGGGTCGTGCCTGACGGCTGGAGCCTTGCTATACGCAATTGCACAGGGGCCGCTTTATCTACCGGCTGTGTTGTTGCTTACAGGGCGATAACCTACACGAACGCATAAGGCGGGGCGATGCCGTTCCGCAAATCTAAGCCGTGGGGGTCGATTAAGCCGCAGGTCGGTAGTCAGCTTGACTACGGCGACCCGATTAACAATGGGCTTATTTATCGCTTCCTGTTTAACGAAGGCGGCGGTAAGTCAGTAAGAAGTATCGCCAACCCTGCAATTGGCGCTTTCCAAGTTTCATCGCAGACGTTCGGCCCCGGAAAGTTCGGCAATACCCTCAAGTTTGCATCGGCTAACATCGAGCGGGTAATAGTTCCAGTTAATTCGGGACTGTTTAATGCTTCTGCATTGACCCATTCTTTTTGGGCCAAAAGCAATATTGTTGACCAAAGCTATCACGCTCTTTTTGTTGGTTCGTCCAACGGCGACAAGATTTATCAAAGGTCGACTTCTGATGTAATCAGCTTTTATAACAACGGCGGGTTTGCTCTTGATTCCACGTTCGCCCCGACTGCTGGCCGGTGGTTCCATGCGGCCATCACGTATGATGGTGCAACGCTTACTTGGTATATCAACGGGGTGTTTAACGCCTCGACAGCCTACAGCACGGCGATTGATCTAAGTTCTAGTTTTAATTGGTCGGATGACGCAACAGAAACCCGCGATTGGGACGGCGGGATTGATGATTGGCTGATCTATCGGCGCTGTCTAAAGCCATCTGAAATTGCTCGCCTTTACTCCGAACCATACGCCGGGATTGTAGCTCCTCGCCGCAGGATCATCAGCGCGG